TCAGGTTCATCACCTGTAAACAATTTCAAAACTGAAGATGGAAAGTTATCTAAATCAGATCCAAAATCGTAATCGTTACTCCCGGCGAAGACAGGCATTTCCATAGGATCTAACGGACCACCGATAACATTAACTAACCCTCCACCTGTGGGCGGAGTTTGAGTTACGTCACCATCGCCGCCCTGATCGCCATCGCCATAGTTATAAGTTGCGATACTGGGAGGTTTGTTTCCCAAGAGGAGAGACTGCAAGTCGGTTACATCTACCGCAGAAGCAGGTCGACCGTTATCGTCGAATGTATAGAGTACGCTCCTGCCTCTCGTATCTGTCATTATTTCTTGGTTAGCAGAAAGAGATAACTGAGGAACTCCACTGGATACGGTATAGCCAAACTGTTTGTCAGTATCCCACGGAGCGTATCGAAGGTTTGGGGTTTCTTCTTGACCGGGACTCGGCTCTTCAGTCGGACTCGGCTCTTCAGTCGTGCTTTGAGTTTCTCCTGTAAAAAAATCGGGGTACTCGCTCAGGCTTGCTATACCAGTAATCGAGTACCTGTCATTTGGGTCATGCGTAACAATGAACTCTTCTCCGTCGTTGTTACTGGCGATGAACTGATTCTCGTCAAGAGCTGGGACAAAGGAGCCGGAGTTGGGATCGAACTGGAAACCAAACTGCCTGTCCGTATCCCAAGGTGCGTAAATAAAATTTTGTTCTACCTCTCCAAAGGAAGGAACTTCAGGAGCTTCTTGACCTAAGAGTTTGTATATCTCTTCATCGCTGCTAAGTATTGCAATAGCTTCTGCTTCTGTGTAGACACCTAGCGAAACAAGATTGATTAAGGTTTGTCTAGCTAGCTCAAATCGTTCCGCATCTGTTCTCGGTTCGCCTATCTGGGCGGCTGCGTCTGATGCTCTTTCAAACCTATACTGATCGCCAAACTGGTTTAGAATTGCAGAGCTTTCATTAATTTTATTCTTGAGCGCACGAAAATACATTTCATCGTTAAGCTCAATAGATCTGAGAAAACTATTTACATCCGTGAATCCTTGACCAAGTGCTTCCTGCTCTAGCGAGATAAGAAAAAGCTCAGCCTCTTGAGCAACACTCATCTGCTCAGGCGATAACCGCTCCCCTTCATAGCCTACAATTTCCCTCAGGCTTGCTTCGTTCCAATCACTCCTAAATGGATCTCTTTCTGTTGGAGCGTATACTTCAGTTAGACCGGAGGGAACTTCCGGATCTTCGAGCATATACGAAGTATCAGTTGCCGATTCGAAGTCGTAGGCGTAGGGATCAAAGTCTTCCGGCAGGCTAGTCGGCGTAAACTCCCCATACTGCGGCAGACCGTACCCATACAGTCCTTGCGTATTCTGTACGCCGAGGTTTGCCCCAGTTTCTAGACTGTCCGGGTTGAACCAAGAGGGCGTCTCATCAAACTGCTCTTGGTTATCGGCTACGGTTTGTATCCCGGTGTTGTTCGGATCTTCAATAGCCATTGTAAACTCCTACGCGATTCTTCCAGATCCGGGGATAGATCCGATTCCGCCCATCCTGCGACGCTCATCTAGGTCATAAGGGCTGACGGGTTTCGTGAGATTAGGTCTTGATGGCATCGGAGGAGGGGGAGGAGCAGGTGTCTGGCTGGGGCCACCCATTCCTGCCATCAATGACGAGAGCCCCGTCGAAGCTGCCTTGAGACCGGCTCCGATTCCTGAACCTGCCCCTGCTCCTCCTGCCGCTGCTAGGTTTGCAGCTTCCGCAGCAGTCACATTTCCAGCAGCGAGCTGAGCAGCCGTAACTCCTCCTCCGTAACCGGGAGCTAACACGCCCGCACCGGGCGCTAGTGCTGACCCTGCCCCTGCCCCTGCTATACCCGCAGCGCCAGCGCCGAGAGTTCCGAGCATCCCGCCTATGGCTAAGCCTTGAAGCGCACCTTCCTTGCCGCCAGCTATTGCGCCGACACCTGCGCCGACACCCGCGCCAGCAGTCCCGGCCACAGCCATCTGGCCGAGTAGGGGGAGTGCAGCAAACCAAGCAAACGCTTCCGGGTTCCCCGTTTCCGGGTTTATAGTGACCGGGCCAAGAAGAGCCTGTAACCCGCTAAGCTCTTTGGGGTTAATGTGCATGAGCATGGTGTCGCCATTGCGACCCTTCGAAGCTATATCCCTAGACTTCTCGATCATCCCGCCTTGGGCATAACCACCAACGCCGCCGGACTCAAGATCCATAGTAACCTTGTTATACAGATCCATTCCCGGCTGAGACCCCATCGCTACCCGGCCACCGTCCGCGAACCCGCCCTGCGGCTTTTCGTCAGCAGTCAATCCTTGCCAAAGCTCACCAAGCCAACGATCACCAGTTCCAACCTCATCCTGAGCTTGCTGCATCGGTGAAGGTTTCTGGGTAGGCAAAGGTCGCCTTGCCCCAGTGACAGGTCCGAGAGGACTTCTGTTGGGCATTGCCTTAAGTCTTTTCATGCCCTCATTTCTGTTATTAAACTGAGCGGGAGTAGGTTGATCTTTTTCAGGGAATACATCCCCCATCGTCTTATTCTTTAAACCCGCATCAGGCAAAGGGCTCCCGGCGATAGCCGGAAGTTCATCAGGCATTAATTTGCCCGTGGGATTTGTATCTTCTAGAGTTTCAAACTGACCAAAAGTTTTACTCATCATAATATTGCCTAGACTACTTCTGTTCCAAAAATACTTATAGATAAATCAGAAACTGCACTCGCGTTCTTATAAGACTCAGCGTATATTGCGTCGCCGGAAACTAATCCTATTCCTAATGAAAGAACGTCAGTATCGCTTGCCGATAAATCTTTGTTATAAATTACATATTGTTTATTATCAAACCCAGCACCACTTTTGACTACTCTTATTGTATACGGATGGGTAGCGGCTGCTGAATCTACATGGCAAACAACTATTGAGGATATAACTGCTTGTGAGTAATCTCTTGAGTTAAACCTAGCAGCAGAAGCATCCGGTACTTGATAAATCAAGCAACCAGCGGAGTCGGCGAGGGGTACTGTCGCAGGGTCAGAAGATAGAAGTACCGCCTGAGCAAGTATCTTGAATCCATCAGCCATAAGTCACTATGCCTATAGGCGGAAACGCCATGGTCAATTTTATAATTTTATTATTTGATCGCCTATTCTCCGCTGCATAGTTTTCTTTCTTTCCCGCAGGAGGGTTGACGAAGATTTCTCTATTTAAGTCATCTTTGTTATCAGCCACTATCTTCTTCCATCCGGCTTGACTCGCATTCTTGAGTCTCCAAGCTCCCAACCAGACTCTATCTGGGTGCTGTCATTGTCGTAGAATTTGACCGACATAGTTCTTCCCCGGATTCTTGTGTTTACATATTCCATGGACTGGTCGAGAGTTAAGGATCTAGTGCTTGTTCTGGTTGACGCTGGATAATCTTTTGCGACAAGATCTACAGCAATCTCAGGCACAGTCGTATACAAACCTCTTATGTCTGGAATGAATCTATCTACAAAAATAGATTCGTCTCCATCGTCAAGATCGAAGTATCCGCTTTCTATGTAAGAATCCATCTTTGACTGGTCGTCTTTATATCCATCTTCTTGATTATAAATTATAGATCTTTCGATCCCTTGGTATGCACCAGAAGAATACTGACCTCTGTTGTAAGCAGAGTTTGGTTTTTCCCTCAAGCCGGAATCTGACCAAGCAGTTCTAGGCATAGATCCATACGCCCATGTACCATCTACATAATTGTACAAAACATATTTGTCAGGTTCATTTGAAGTTCTGGATGGATAAAACCATATTATTTCATTAAACAACAAATTCGAGGCAGTAAATATAACTTCTCTTTTGAAGTAATTTAACTCTTCAAATACCTTTGAAAGCACAGAGCAATCTATTTTTTGAACAGTGGTTCCATCAGTTTGAAAGAAGTTGTTATCTCCCATCCAGTACACAATTCCTCTAGCGGCTTTGTGTGCATTTATAGAAGCTAAAGAAACTCCATCAGCAATTTCTTGAAGTGCGAATACAAAATTCCCGCCAACCCAACTCAAAGAGTACATAGATGAATCTGTCCAGACGATTATCTGTCTGTCTGAGCGAGCAGCCGAGATAATTTTAGAGCCTTTCTGTAGTGGCGTGCCGCCAGCGGCGTTAGAGCTTGTTCCTTCCCAAGATCCGGGTCTGTCAATATCGCACCATCTTATAAGCATCGGGTCGTAATTGCCGAATGTATCAGTTGCTCCAAAAGCAATAATTTGCCTAGAGGCTGGATTTGTCATCAAGAATCCAACTTGATCGGGAACAGATCCATGACCATCATCTGTTGATAGTCCCAATGACGACATGGGAACTGCATCTGACAGCATGATTCCAGATGCGTATCCGTTTGGTGATGCGCTATGCGAAGAGGTTGAATACCTAGTGTTGTAGGGGTATCCATTACTCATCTTCAAAGACGTATTCCAGTAAAATGGCTTCGTCCTTGTTTTGCACCCGACTAGATCTTCTCCGAATGTGTCGAGCGACCAAATATTCAGATTGGAGTTGTCATTTGTTATAGGAACTGTTGGATCTCCCCACGCTGTCCAGTATTGATCTAGAAGGAATACGGAAGATCCCGAGGCGTGAAAACTATCGACTGTCGAGTAATCCCCTCTGGTAAGGGTATTGAATGTAGTCCCCGTAGTTGAGGAATAACTTATTACCTCTGAATCTATAATGACGCTTCCAGATGAGGGAAAGCTAGCTGTGCTTGCAACAGTCGCTGATACAGTTGCTCCAGCAGCTAAGTTTGCACTTAGGGTTGTCGAAGTTGTTGCTGATGGAACCCCTCCCCAAGAACCAGCACTCCACCCGCTGAACTCAACGAACGTGGACTCTGATGCTTGAATGTCCCTCATTATGATGGTGTCGCCACCAGAGCCTAGGCCTCCAGAAGCCCCGACTAAATAGACTGACAAACCCGATGAGTGATCCTTTGACCTTGAACCGAGTTGGCCTTTATTGCAGTTATATGTATAGGGTCCAGCACCAGAGGGGCCGCTAGTTATTTGTATATACTCATCTTCAATCTTGATGTAGTCATTATTTACAAAAGTATTTACACTTAGCTGTATTGTTGTGCCTGAGCTTAATATGCTTGCTGAGAGTTCTGCTGGAGTTCCGGTAACTGAATTCTCTAAAGTTATCTCGAAGTAGTCACCGTCCAGAACTCTAGTTACGCACCAGCTTTGAGTTGACCTCGCCGCATCATATCCAGACGCGGGGTCAGTAGCTCCTCGAACAGCGGATAAAATAAAGATCTTCTATCCAGACCCGTAGGGGCAGATGACATGCTGAGAAAATTTATGAAGTCCCCAGTAGTCAGGCCATGATCTGCAAAATTTATAAGTACGGTACTTGATCCCGCGATCGGATATATCGGGCTTGAAAGTTTCTCTAGAAGAAACGCGGCATCCCCGGACGTGTGTGCCGATGTGACCGTAGAGAAGCTGCCACGCTCTAACACGACAGTTGTACCGGCAAGCCCGCCGGTATCAACTATCATAAGCTCATCACCTACAGAATTTGCATCACTGCTCATCCTGACTACATCACCAGCAAGAACGTCAAAGCTAAGCTGCGCGTTCGTGTTGGTCGATGTATTCGCCATGTCAAGGTCTAGCGTTCCCTGAGACTTA